GTTCTACGCTCGCATGCTGAGCGGCGTCCGGTTGTACATCGAGGCGCGAGACGAGACAGGCGAATGGGTCGAAGTCGAAGGCGACTCTCCCTACATCGCGCAACTCGAACGCCTGGAGAACTCGCGTGGCGGCATGGCCGGGATCCAGGGGCAGTACGGGACGCTGACGTTCGTGCAGGGCGAGAGCATGCTCGCGTGCACCCTGGAGGAGATCGGCTACGACGCCGCCGGGAACCCGCTCGCCGGACCCGACGGCCTCGCGTACACCGAGTGCTGGGAGATGCTCAGCGCGGCCGAGCTCACGTACAGCCGGACAAACCGGGAGTACAAACGGCAGACCGGCGGGCAGGGCGGAGGCGCGGCGGTCACGATCCCCGAGACGGACCCGGACGACCCGCAGCCGGGCACGATGATCGCGTACCGCTTCTACCACCGCGACCCGGAGTTCTCGGGCCTCGCGGACTCGTCGATGCGCGCGGTACTGGCGGACTGCGAGGAGCTACTGCTCCTGAAGCAGAGCATCCGTAACACCGCGCGGAACCGCGGCGCGGGCGCGGGGATCCTCTGCCTCCCGCCGAGCCTCGGCGGCAACGAGGTAGATATGGGCGACGGCGTGATGGTGCCGAAGAACGCGAAGGCGATCTACGACGCGCTGACCGCTCCGATCGCGAACGAGCAGTCCGCCTCCGCCGTCACTCCCGTGATCATGTTCGGCAGCGACGTGACGAGCCAGAACGCGTTCCACATCGACTTGCGTGGCGCGGCGTTGTACCGCGAGACGGGCCTGCGCGACGAGTGCATCCGCCGCATCGCGATCGGCCTTGACATGCCCCCCGAAGCGTTGCTCGGCACGGCAGGCGTGAACCACTGGACGGCGTGGCAGATCGACGAGGCGGCGTGGAAGAACCACGGCGCTCCCGTCGCCCGCGAACTCGTCGAGCAGCTCACGAGCGCGCTGCTCGCCCCCGTCGCCCTGAGCATCGGCGACGATCCCCGCAACGTCCGCGTCTGGTACGACGCGACGGACGTCGTGGAGGACCCCGACCGTGGCCGCGCTGCGATGGAAGCGCACGACCGGCTCGTCATCAGCGACGCGGCGTACCGCGAGGCTACGGGGTGGGAGGAGGACGACGCGCCGACGCCGGAGGAGTACGCGACGCGCGCCGCGAACAACCAGGCGATCAAGAGCAGCACCTCGAACCCCGCGAGGGGAGAGCCGAAGCAGGGACAAGCCAGCGTGACACCGGAACGCGTGATCGGCATGGCCGAAGCGGCGGTTCTCCGCTGCCGCGAACTCGCCGGATCCCGCCTACGGACGAAACTGAACGGCGACGCTCCCGCGAACCTCCGCGTCCGGATCAAGACGGCGCAGAACGCCGACGTCGCGCACCGCCTCGGCGAGGACGTCCGCGGCGACGTCGATCCCGACACGCTCGTCGCAGGAGCGGGACAAGTGTTCCTGTCCGGCCTGCGGAAGCTCGGCCTCGACCCGGGCCTCGCCGAGACGCTCGTCCGCCGAGTGGAGGAGCACGCAGCGCGGACGTTGTTCGAGCCGGAGCCCGGCGACTTGCCGGAGGAGGTGCTGGCGGTATGCGGGCTCGTGTCGATGCGTCTCTAGCCAGCGCGGCTCATCAGGAAGCGTTCGTGCGGGCGGAGGAGGAGCACGAGGCGGCAGCCGCGGCGGACTTCGAGCGGATCCTGCGGCGGTACACGCGCGGCGCGGTCGCGAGCTTCACGCGGGGAGTGCCTGTCCTCGTCGCCGCGGGCGGGCCTCCCGAGTGGCGCATGCCGATCCCCTCGACGCTGCTCGATCACGTCGCGGCGCAGACCGCGATCGACGCCGCCGCAGCGAAGCATCAGGGGATCATCGCCGCCTCGACGATCGACCACATGAGCAGCGTCCTCGGCATCGGGCCGAGTATGCGTAACAACCTCCTCCGCGGAGTGATCGAACGACAAGCAGGCGCGAAGATCACGACCGCCCCCGCAGAGATCGTCACGAACATGATGATCAGCCTCCAGAAGAGTTACGACGCGGGGCACTCGATTCCCAAGGCGGCGCGGCTCATGCGCGAAGCGGGGTACGCGCACTCGAAGTACTACGCCGAGCGCATCGCTCGCACCGAACTCATCGGAGTCGTGAACGCGGGCAGCCTCGCCGCCGTCACCGCCGGGACGACCATTCCGTACAAACTGTGGATGGCGACGAACGACGGCCGCACGCGGCTGCACCACAAAGAGGCGGACGGGCAGACCGTCCCGATCGACGCGGCGTTCTCGGTGGGAGGCTGGCCGCTGGAGTACCCGGGCGACCCGAGCGGACCCGGCGAGGAAGTGATCATGTGCCGCTGCACGATGGGGTACACCGACGACCCCGGGTACGGCACCGGCCTCGGCGGGACGCTGCCCCCCGCCGAGTTCGTCCCGAGCGTCGAGGAGGACGTCGGCGTCCCCTCGTCGTGGGGCTCGAACCTCGGCTGGAAGAAGCACCAGGTACAGGAATGGAGCGACGCGTCTGGCAAGCTCTACGCGATGGAGAACAAGATCAACGACAAGCTCTACGGCGACACGGCGAGCATGACGCCGGAGGAGATCCTCGACCTCGGTCGGCAGAAGCGCGAATGGTCGTCCTGGAACGGCTACATCGGCCATAAGCATCACGCCATGAACTCTGTCCTCCGCGGGTACCGCAGCCGCGTGACCGGCCCGGAGGTGTACGACCAGCAGAACGAGTACATGCGCGAGTTCTTCAACGAGCACGCGACGACGCTCAGCGAGGACACGCAGCTATTCCGCGGCACGCTGTTCCACGAGAAGGGCGAGGCGGGCACCATCCACACCGACCCCGCCTGGATGAGCACCAGCCTGTCGTATAAGACGAGTTACTCGTTCACGCCGAGCGACACGATCGTCGAAGGCGAGCAGCTACAGGGAGTCATGCTGCGCATGCAAGTCCCGAAGGGCACGAAGGTACTGGCCGGGAACCGCAGCGAGTTCGAGTACATCTTCGAGCCCGGCACGCGTTACCTCGTGGTGCAGAAGTCCCCCACGCGGATCGACTCTTACACCGACCCGAGCCTCGTCGGCGAGCCGCCGGAGACAGGACAGGGACGCCCCGTCTACGACGTCATCGTGATGCCGCCGGGGAAGGGCGACGACTGGGCGCGTAGCATGCTCGCGAAGCTCCGCACCGAAGGGAAGATCCAATGACGACGATCCCGTTCGAGCCCGGAGAGGCAGACCCGAACCGCAGCCGCTTCACGGGCGACACGAGAGACGAGCACGTCCACCGCGTCCTTACGGAAGCGGAGGCGCAGGAACTCGGAGAGCTACTCGACCGGCGAGCCGGTCTGACCGCAGGAGGAAGCATGGCTACTCAAGAGGTAGACGTCGCGGTCGGCGCGGCGTGGAGCGGCGCGATCGCGTTCGAGGGCGTGGACACCGGAGACGGCCGCATCATCACGGCAGGCGCGCTGAACTGGCGCGAGCTACCGATCCCGCTGATGGCGCAGACGACCAGCGCGCACGGCTTCGGCGACCCCGGCCCGGCCGCGATCGCCGGGCGCATCGAGACACTCGACCGCGCAGGCGAGGAGATCGTCGGCGCGGGGATCTTCGACACCAGCGAGGCGGGCATCGAAGCGGAGCGCCTCGTCCGCGAGGGGATGCTCACCGGTATCAGCATCGACCTGGCCGTGAACGAGGCAGAGATCATCCCGCCGGAGGACCCCGCCGACGAGATCGAAGCGATGTTCGGCGGCACCCTGAACGTCCTCGACGGCACCATCCTCGGCGCGACGCTCGTCCCGTTCCCGGCGTTCGAGAACGCTCGCATCGCGATAGTGGCCGGCGCGGCGATGACCCTCCGCCACGCGCGGCGCGAGGACGGCCGCATGGTCGTGAGCGTGACGCTGCCGTTCGCGCCGTTCCCTGTCGGCCCGGCGAGCGGAGGCGACGACGAGGCGGACCCGCAGGACGCGAACAGCGACGCCGCGGAGGCGATCGCGGATATCACGGACGCCGTGAACGGCTGGCCGGGCATGGACGGCCAGGTCGTCGTGACGATCGACGGGAAGGACACCACGATCAAGTTCCCGCCCGCGAAGCCGGACGGCAGCGAGCCCGGCGAGGACGCCGCCGCCTCCCGCGCTGGCGTCGAAGTGGCGATGGCGATCCTGAACGAGCACTTCGACAAGAGGGGAAGGCGATGATCGAGGCGTTCAAGAACCCGGGCTTCTCGCGGCCGACGCCGCTACGGATCGACGGCGACACGATCAGCGGACACTTCTGCGCGTGGGGCACGCCGCACCTCGCGATGCCGAACGTCACGCCGCCCCGATCGCAGAGCGGGTACCGGTACTTCCACCTGTCCGGCTACCAGCTCGACGACGGGTCGGAGATCGACGTCGGGAAGATCACGCTGCACACCACGCACGCCGGGTTGCGCGTGTCGAGCGAGCAAGCCGTCGCGCACTACGAGAACACCGGCACCGTGGCGGCGTACGTCCGCGCCGGGGACGACGAGCACGGCGGCTGGTTCTGCGGACGGCTCGCGAAGAACCTCGACGACGCGACGGTCGAAGCGTTGCGCGCCGCGACGCCGAGCGGCGACTGGCGCGGATACCAGGGTCGCCGCGAACTGATCGGCATCCTGGCCGTGAACGTCCCCGGGTTCCCGATCGAGCGGGAGCGGGCACTAGTCGCTGCGGGGAACGAGTCGCTCGCCCTCGTCGCGAGCGGCCTCGTCGTGAACGATCCCCGCGACCAGCTGCGCCTACGCGTGGCGCGGAAGGCCCTGAAGCGGAGGCTGAAGTGAGCACCAGCGCGCAGTGCCAAGCGAAACGGAAGAACGGCTCGCCCTGCCCGAACCCCGCGAGCCACACCCACGAGACGGACACCCACGTCCTCGTCTACGTCTGCGGCACTCACCTGCGGATGCTGCACCGCCGCGAGCGGTCGGGGAGCGACGAGGAGAAGCTCGCCGCGTGGGGTATCACGCCCGCTCCGGTGCCGAGCCCCGGGCAGACCACGCCGCTGACCGCGGTGTCCCCTCCGATCCCCGTGGATGGTTGACATGATCCCCTTCGCTCTCGCCGGGCTCGGCCTCCTCATCGTCGTCGTCGTCATCGTCGTGCTGGCGTTGTTCGGCCTGATCAGTCTCCTGCGCGGAAGGGTCTGACATGCCTGTGAAGGTCGGCCCGCACCTCCTCGGCCGCAAGCCGCCGCCGGATCAGGCGCACGTCGAAGCGCACCCGTACGCCGCCGCGGTCGTGTCGAACGTCGAGGTGCTCATCAAGCGCCCGGCGCTATCGACGTACGACCAGGGGCAGACGCCGGAGTGCGTCGGCTTCTCCTTTTCGAAGGTCATCAACAAGTACAACGGGTACGCGTTCGACGCGAACTGGCTCTACGACCAGTGCAAGCTCATCGACCCGTGGCCCGGCGAGGACGGCACCAGCGCGCGCTACGCATGCGACGTCCTGCGACGCCTCGGGCACTGGCGCACGATCAGCGGGCACCGCGTCAAGGCGGGACCGCAGAAGGCGCACGGCATCGCATCGAACTCGTGGGCGACGAGCGTAGACGGAATCCGCGCGATCCTCGCGAGCAACCGTCCGTGCCTCACCGGCGTCTCCTGGCGCGAGGCGTGGTTCGACCCGAAACCCGACCGCAGCGGCGACTACTGGCTGGCCGAGCTCAGCGCCGCGGGCGCGGTCGCGGGCGGGCACCAGATCGGCGTGTGGGCGTGCTCGGATCGTCGGCAAGCGTTCGCGTGGTCGAATACGTGGGGCGCGGGCTGGCCGAGCCTCGGCTGGGTGAGCTACACCACGATGAGCGCGCTGCTCGCCGAAGGCGGCGACGCGACCGTACTGAACGACCTCCCCTCTCGGTGACCGCTCGGCGCGTGCTCGACCTCTACTGCGGCGCGGGCGGCTGCTCGATGGGCTATCACCGCGCCGGGCTCGAAGTCGTCGGCGTCGATCGCGCGCGGCAGCCGCGGTACCCGTTCGAGTTCCTGCGCATGGACGCGCTCGTCGCGCTGCGCGCGCTCGACCTCTCGCAGTTCGACGCGATCCACGCCTCGCCGCCCTGCCAGTTGCATAGCGTGTCCACGACGCGGCACCGCCGCGAAGGACGCGAGTACGTGAACATGATCCCCGAGACACGCGCCGCGCTCGAAGCGAGCGGCCTGCCGTACGTCATCGAGAACGTCCCCGGCGCTCCGATCCGCGACGACTTCCGAATCTGCGGATGCCACGTCGGCCTCGACCTCCGCCGCGTGCGACTGTTCGAGACGAACTGGAGCGGCCTCCGCCAAGCCCCGCCGTGCTACCACACCGAGCCCGTCGTGAGCGTAGTCGGGCACGGCATGCCGACCTGGGCGCGAGGACGGCTCGGCTACAAACCGACGATCCAGGATTACCAGCGCGCGATGGGGATCGACTGGATGAACCGAGACGAGCTATCCCTCGCGGTCCCCCCGGCGTACACCGAGCGCGTAGGACGCGCGCTAAGCGCCTGGCTCGAGACTCGTGGCTCGCAGGGTCGGATCCGCCGGCCATCCAGCGAGGCGGTCGCGTAGATGCGCGTGCGCTTGTCTACGGCGATCATGGCGCACCCGAGTCGCGTCGAGTACGCCCGGCGGCTCCGGCGGGAGATCGGCGGCGCGGCGCGCGTGATCCTCGACCCCGACCCGGACGGGGAGCGGAACCCGTGGCGCTGCGCGCGCGAGGCGTGGCGCGCGACGCCGGGCGACTGCACGCACCGCCTCGTGGTGCAGGAGGACATCCTGCCCTGCCCGCGGTTCCTGTACCACGCGCGGCGGGCGCTGGCCGCGAAGCCCGACAGGATCGTGAGCTTCTACCTCGGCACCAACGCGATCCTCACGTGGCGGTCGATGCTCATCGCCGACGCTCGCGGCGCGAACTGGGTCGAAGGCAGCCGCGCGGGGTGGGTACCGGCGCTCGCGCTCGCGGTCCCGCAGCGCCTCGTCGCGAGCCTCGCCACCTTCGAGGACGGCACGCGCCCCGTCGCCGACGACGACGTATACGGCCGCTGGATCCAGACGAACCGCCTGCCGTGGTACGCGACGATCCCGAGCCTCGTCGATCACGACGACGACGCGCCGTCCCTGATGAGGAATCCGTACTCCTCGGGACGACGCGTCGCCGCCTGCCCGATCGGCCTGACCGACCCGGGCCTGATCGACTGGACGCGAGACTAAGTCCCGTACTCGCGCCGCTCCCGCTTCACCTGCCGCGGCGTCTTACTACTCAGGTGCCACGCGCCGCAGGACTTGCACGAGTACACCTTCTGCCCCGCTGCTTGCGCCGCAGCCCGCTGGGCTTCCGCCCGGCTCGGGTACGGGATCTTCCTCCGGCACGCCGCCGTCACAACGGCCTCGTGTCCGGCAGGCGGCGGAGGCGTTCGAGTTCCGACTCGACGATGAGCGGGCTCGGCTCGGCGGCGCGATAGAACCACTCGCGATCGAACCAGTCGCGGTCGGCGAACAACGCCGCGAACGCATCCGTGACCCGCTCGTGCTGGATGAGCGCCGCGGCTGTCTCGTCGTACACATACCCGCGGTGCGGCGCGTCGGGGTACGTGTCGGCGAGGACGCGAGCGACGGCCTCGACGTGCTTCCTCTGAAAGCCGGTGCTGCTCATAGCGAGTACAACCGCTGTCCGTACCGGCCGACGAAGATCGCGCTGCGGTCGATGACGAAGAACCACCCGGCCGCGTTCTGGCACCGCATCCCCGTCGTCAGGCTCCGGCAACTGATCGGCTGCCCGGCGCTCCACGTCCAGCCGTACCCGAGCACCGGGAACGCGTCGTGATCCCAACTGATCCGCTGCCCCTGCAACGGCCGCGAGTACGTCCCCATCGTGATGATCTTCTGCGACGAGAACGCGCCGCAACTGATCCGCCCGAAGCTCGGCCGGAACTTACAGATCAGGTTCCCGCTCGGAGACTGGAACGTATTGCTATGCCAGCTAGCGTCCGCTGCCTGCGGGACGCAGCACGCCGCGACGATCGCGACGGTCGTAACGATGCCCTTGAACGTGATCATGCTGTCCTCCTCCGGGACGCAAGAGAGCCGCCCGCGCGAGGGCGGGCGGCTCCGACGCGTTCCCTACTTGCGGTTGGCCTTGACGACTGCGGACACGAGCCCGGCGTAACGCTCGATCGACTTCAGTTCGATCCCGCCGCGGTCCTTCGCGGGGAGCTTCGCGAGGCGCTTCGCCTCGGCGGCGAGTTCCGCCGCGCACGCCTCGGCGTCCGCGAGCGGCATCCTCGGCGTGTGATACCCGGGGAACTTCGCGCCCCCGGCGCTGCGGCGCTTGTCGGCGTCGAGCAGAGCGGCCTTAGCCTTCGGATGCGCCTTCGCGAACTCGGTGCGCGTGAGCACGGCGTAGGCGCTCGTCGAGATGTGGAACTTGACGAGCCCGTCGTCCTTCTTCGCGACCGGCTTCGGCTTCGGAGCGGCCTTCGGCTTCGCAGCGGCCTTCGGCTTCGCGGCGGCGCGCTTCGGCTTCGCCGGGACGGGCTTCATCTTGATCTCGCCGGTAACGAGGTTGATCGTCCCGTCGGCCTTCGGCTTCGCGGCGCGCTTCTTCGCGCCGGTCGTCTTGGTCTGCTCGGAGAGGATCCGCGCCGCGGCCTCCGAGTTCGTCTCGCCGGGCTCGTTCACCGAAGCGATCTCGGAGTCGATCGCGGCGATCATGCTGTCGATGGCGTTCACTTTCTGCCTCCTGGTAGGGCGGGGGGATTCCCGCTTCGTGGCCTCAGTGTAGGCGCACGCAATGCGCCTGTCAAGTAACTGGTCGAGGATCACTCCACCGCGAGTGGAGAGTTCACGTCCGAACGAGTGTGGTACCGTCCGTCGCGTTCGAGCACCCCGCCTAGCGGAACCGGTGCGGCCGGAGGCGTAGCCCCGGAGTCGAGTCTTGATCCACCCGACCCCGAATGGAGCACGCCACATGGAGCCGCTGGTTATCCCCGATGACCTCTCCGCCCTCAGCGACGAGGAACTGGAGCTACTCGCGAAAGACGTACGCGAGCGCCTCGAAGCCCTGAACGACGAGGACAAGCTCGGCGAACTCGGCAGCGAAGCCGTCACCCTGATCGAGAACGCGATGGCCGCGGACGACACGATCAGCGCGGAGGAGACGAAGCGCGACGAGGCAGCCGCCGAGCAGGCGCAGATCCTCGCAGAGACGCGCGCTCGCCTCGCCGAACGCCTGAACCCGCCGGAGCCCGACGAGGAGCCCGCAGCGGACGACGCCGAGCCGGAGACGGAGCCCGTCGCGGACGCCGAGCCCGAGCCTGACGCGACGCCGGCCACCGAGCCGGAGCCCGTCCTGGCGGCGGCGAAGCGGCAGCCGTTGCGGCGCTCGGCGGCGCACGAGCCGAAGGACGCGAAGGGCGTCCCGGCCGGAGTGAAGCTGATGGCGCTCGCCGCTCAGCCGGGCGAGTTCGACGGCGGCGCGACGATCACCCGCCGACAGGCAGCGGCGATGATCAGCGACAAGTGGAATCGGATGCACAACACCGCCCCCGGCCCGCGCGAGGACGTCCCGCTGATCCGCTACAGCGTGGAGATCCCCGAAGATCGGATGCTGTACGACGGCGACGACTCCGGGAACATGCAGAAGCTGGACGCCGTGGTCGGCCCGGAGGCGCTCGTCGCGTCCGGCGGGCTCTGCGCTCCGGTCGAGCCGTACTACGACCTCCAGCTGCTCGCGACGGAGGCGACGCCGGTGATCGACTCGCTGCCGTTGTTCGGCGCGGACCGCGGCGGGATCCGCTTCATGGCTCCCCCGACCCTCGCGAACATCAGCACCGCGGTCGGGATCATGACCGCAGCGAACGACGCGATCGGCGGCACGACGGCGACCAAGACGTGCCAGACGCTCCCCTGCCCGGCGCAGACCCAGGTGCTCATCGACGCGGTGTACCACTGCCTCACGATCGGGAACATGGGCGCGCGCTCCTGGCCGGAACTCGTCGACAACTTCATGAGCCTGACGATGGCGGCGCACGCCCGCGTCCGCGAGACGAAGGCACTCGACGCGATCAAGAACGGCTCGACGGCCGTGACCGGCGCGCAGTACAACGGCGCGGTCAACACGCTGCTCGCGGAAGTTAACGCGATCACCGACGGCTTCCGCTCGCGGCACCGCATGGATCCCAACGCGCGGTTCCGCGCCTGGTTCCCCGAGTGGGTCAAGGGGCTCCTGCTCACGGATCTGGAGCGCGGGCAGTTCAACCGCTTCGACCGTGACCGCAACGGAGTCGTCGAGCTTCTCCGCGCCGCGGGCGTCGAGCCGACGTTCTTCATCGACGGGGAGACGGGCGGCGGTCAGGTGTTCGGCACGCAGAACGCTGGCGCGTACCTGAACTACCCGGCGACGGTGAAGTGGTACATCGCTCCGGAGGGCACCTGGATCCGCCTGAACGGCGGCGAGCTGGATCTCGGCATCGTCCGCGATTCGGTGCTGAACGCGACGAACGACTTCCAGGCGTTCGGCGAGGTGTTCGAGAACTACGCGAAGATCGGCATCGAGTCTCTCGCGGTCACGAGCACCGTCTGCGCCAACGGGGTCGTCTCGGCTCCGGCAGCGCCGAGCGGCTGCTGATAGGAACCCGAGCACTGAGCGTCGGAGAGGAGTAGCGAGTGGCCAATACATATGGGCCGCCCATCGTTATCGACGGGCCTCAACCCTCCCCTCCGGCGCTCACGCTTGTCGGAGCCGCTCGCGCGGTTCCGGTCACGGGCGACCGGTGGATCAACGGCGCGGCGATCTGGCCGTACCCGCGGGACTTGCCGGACGTGTTCGATCCGTGCCAGTCCGCCTCGTCGGCGGGGCACTCGAAGGACGCGGGCACTCCGGCGACGGAGGAGACGTACGCGAGCTTCAATGTCCTCGAAGGGATCACGTGCACCACGCGCTCGGTGCGGGACCCCGGGGAGTGGCAGCGTCGCGTCACAGTCGCGCTGGAGGCGTACGAACACTGGGCGATCGAGCGGGAGTTCTGGTCGGGCGCGCTGCGGCCCGACAACCCGCACCTCGCGCAAGCGGCGGGGACGAACACACTGAACGCAGGCACGGCGGTGAGCGTGAGGGACGGCGTTGCGCGGCTGGAGCAGGAGATCGCCGACAAGGGCGGGAACGGCTTCATCCACATGCGTCCCACGATCTTCTCGCTCGTCTCTGGATGGGACACCGTGGAGAGCGACCTCGCTCGCGGGGTCGCCAAGACGCAGCTAGGGACGATCGTCGTCCCCGGCGTCGGGTACGTCGGCTCGAAGCCGGACGGCACCGCGCCGACGAACACGAACGACTGGCTGTACGCCACCGGGCCGGTCGAAGTCAGGAAGAGCGAGGTGCAGATCCTCCCGGACACGATGAGCGCCGCGACCGATCGGCAGCACAACGTCACCACGTTCCGCGCCGAGCGGTACGTGCTTATCACCTGGGATCAACGAATCCACGCGGCCGTCCAGGTAGACCGCACGATCACCCCCGTAACGTAGAGAGGAGCGGGCCAGCATGGCACAAGCCACAGCGATCTGCCCGGGCAGCATCCACATCTGCAAGGCCCGGTTCACTCGCCTCAACAGCGACGGCACCTTCAAGGGCGGCGCGAACAACCACGTCGTCACCGACTCGATCATGTCGGTGGACTTCACGCCGGAGATCAAGGACGGCGAGGCGAAAGAGGTGCTCGGAGGTTGCGACTGCATCGACTTGTCGTATAAGGGCTTCGACAAGCTCCTGCGGTTCAACCTCGCGTTCCAGCTTACGAAGCTGAACCCCGCCCTGATCGAGCTTCTCACGGGCTCCGGTGTCCTCGTCGATACCTCGACGCTGCCGGTCCCCGTCGGCAACGTGTTCCCCAACCAGCTCTCGTGCTCGGCGACTCCGCAGCCGCCGGTCGCAGTCGAGTTCTGGACGGACGCGTGGACGAACGACCGTCAGGTCGATCCGCCGAACCGGTACATCCGCTGGGTGTTCCCGATGAGCTTCTGGCAGTTCGACGCGTCGAAGCTGGAGAACGACTTCTTCCTCCCGGCCTTCAAGGGCTTCACGAGGCAGAACCCGAACTGGGCGAACGTGTACGGCGACTGGCCCGCGGGCATCGCCGGGAGCCTCATCGGCGGCGCGTACTTCTGGGACAACACGCAGCCGACCGCGTTCTGCGGCTACTCGTCGCAGAGCACCTGAGTTCAACAGGCTGCCCCTCGCGCTTGCGTCCGGCTGGCGCGAGGGGCGGGCATTCCGGACACCGGACAGGAGGCGTTATGAGCGAAGCGACAAGCCAGGAAGTCGAAGTCACCGTGGAGGCGACGATCACGCGTCTCCTGCCGTGCCCTGCGCACGCGGGGAGCGTCCCTCGCTGCATGGTGCTCGACGACGGCATGCGCGTCCCGGTCGGCGGGTCGATCCCCGCGGGACGCCGAGTCGCGCAGAACCCGAACGGTTACCACCACGACTGCCCGGACTGCGCCTCCACTCCCACCAAGCAGGAGACACTCGAAAGGACGGTGACACGGCATGTCCTCTGAGCCGAAGAAGGTGAGCCTGCCCGGCGCGGCGGACGACTTGCCGTACCAGGAGCGCCAGCTCTGGCATTCCGAAGCGAACGCCGGAGCGCCGAAGCGTCCCGGGAAGTCGTTCCGGAACGTCGCCGAGCCGTGCGCGAAGCACGCCAAGAATCCGCCTGGCGAGCAGAAGTGGAAGGACGAGGGCGAGGACTCGTCCGGGCTGCCGCTGAAGAAGCGCGACCCGAACGGCTTCGACCACGACTGTCCAGACTGCCTCGCAAACGCGCACGTCATCGAGGAGGCATAGGGCATGGCCAACGCTGCATTCGTGGTCAACGTCGGGAAGGCCATCACGGCTGCGAGGCACGTTGGCTCCACCCCGACACAGACCGAACCGAAGTTCATCCAGTGGGGCACCGGCGTCTCTACGGCGCTCGTGACCGACACCGGCATCCAGACGACGACCGGCACCACCGAAGCGCGCACGACCGGCACGATCAGCACAGTGGCCGGCGCGCAGGGGAACTCGAAGGTTCAGGTGACCGGGACGATCACGGCGGCGGGCACGCCGACGATCGCGGAAGTCGCGCTGTTCGACGTCGTAGGTTCCGGCTCGCCTCCGACCGGCGGCGTGTGCTGGGTGCACGCGTCGCATGGCTCGACTGTCCTCGCGACCGGCGAGAGCATCAGCTACACGATCACGGTGGACTTCACCCCATGACCTTCAAGGTCGGCACCAGAATCCGCAGCCGCAGGACAGGCATCGTCGGGAAGGTCACCGAAGTGATCGAGATCGAGCAGGGTCACCAGGTTCACCCGCCGCTGGCGGGCACCGAGCATCCGAACGGCAAGTACTCGCCGCGGACGGATCTTCGCGTGGAGTATGAGGACGACGACGGGAAGGTCATCGGGGAGCAACTCGTCCACGACGACGACGCGGTGAAGCCATGATCACCATCATCCGCCGAGAGCTCCCGCCGTGGCGCAAGCGCAAGAGCCAGCGACCCGCGGTGTGGCCGCTGCCGCTCGACTTCGAGCACGGCGACCGTCTGCCGCGCTGGCTCGACCTCGACACGCCGCTCGGACGCGCGATCCTGCGCGGCGGCGTCGGCGGCGGCTCGACCGCCGTCGCGTACGCCGTCAACAGCGCGATCTTCGCCGCTCCCGCCGCGGTGCACACGATCCTCGACACGATCGCCCCGGCCGGGCACGGCCTGGCGTGCGTCGAGGCGGCGATCAGCTTCGACGGCGTGACCGCCAGCGCGGTACCCGTCTACGTCGAGGTATGCGTCTCCACGCAAGGCGCGGCTGGCACTGGCGGCACCGCTCCGACGATCCAGCAGACGCGCGGCGTCGCCACGGGCGGCTCCGCGCCGACCGCCTCGGGTAGCCACACCGCTGAGCCGACGACGCTCGTGCGCGTCCGCTCCTGGTACGTCAGCCCGAACGGCGGCTTGTTCGTGTACCCGCTGCCGCTCGGACGCGAAGTCGAGTGCGGCTCCACGACCGGCACGCAGCGCGCTATCGCCATGCGCATCACTCCCCCTGCGACGGTCAACGCGCAGGCGTACATGGAAGTAGAAGCGATCGGCTAGGGGAGGCTTCGTGGCATTCACCGTCGTCAGCGGCGTCAACGGGCAGTTCAGCGGCGCGGCATCCGCGACGACGATGGGGATCGGCGCTCCGAGTAGCACCATCCCCGCCGGGAGCACCATCTTCGGCTGCTGGGCATGCAACCTCACCAGCGCGAGTATCTCCACGATCGCGGACAACTCGACGCAGGCAGGCGCGGCGAACGTCTACTCATTCAGCCTCGCGACTGTGAACGCCTCGGGACTCACGTTCGGGATCTTCTGGTGCCTCAAGACGACCCGAGCGATCCTCTCGTCGGACACCGTGACGCTCACGCTCGCCTCCGCCGCCGTTAGGCGCGCAGCCGTCCTGAACGCCTGGACGCCGGGGAACAACAACGCGCAGTTCGACACGACAGTGGTGGCGACCAGGGCGAACGCTACCGCGTCACCCGTGACGACGACCGGGCAGGCATCGAACGCGTCGAGCGCGAACGGCCTCGGCATCGTCTGCTTCGGCATGACGATCCCGAGCGCGACGACATGGAGCGTGACAGCGCCCGCATCGATGACGCTCGGCGTGCACCCCGCCGACCCCGGAGCCGCCCCGAACGTCGAGACGGGACTGGCGTGGAAGGACAACATCGGCGTCAACAACTTCACGAGCAGCCAGTCGTTCACGACGATCTCCATCTGCAACGCGTACACCGCGATCCTCACCGACGATCCGCCCGCCAGCGTGAAGCCTCACATCTACCGCCCCTCGCGCCTCGTCGGGTCGGGCTCGTGACTACCGCCGGGCTGCGGCCTCGCCGCGCGCGCAGGAACGGCGGCAACGACCGCGACTTCGGATACGACTGGATCGGCGCGAGCCCCGCCGTCGTCCCGCTCACGGCAGGGCCGACAGGCACGCCGGTACTCGACACGTTCGAGTCGGGAGCGAGCCAGGCGCTCACCGCTCGCGCGGGCTGGGACGCCACCGGCCCGTACGTTAACGGCGACTCGTCGATGACCACGGACAGCATCCCTCACAACGCTGTCGGCGGGCCGCTACAGAGCAACCTCTACGGCTCGATCGGAGGACCGCTCGCGGTTCCGGATCAGGAGGGGTGGTGCCAGTTCGCCGCGTACACGCAGAGCCTCGACACGTACTACGTCTGCACTCGCTGCACGAACCGCTTCGCGAACTTCACGCACTACTCCGTCGAGCTATCCGCGGGGACGAACTTCAAGCTCGCGCGGTTCATCAACGCCGCCGTCGTGTACCTCGGCGGGACGTTCACGCAGAACGTGAAAGAAGGCGACGGCGTGGGCGTGACGTGCATCGGGTCGAGGATCCGCACCTGGTACTGCCCGAACGGCGGAGCGTGGACGGTGATGCACGACCTCACCGACACCGGCATCGCGGGTAACGGCACGCCGTTCGCTGCGATCAGCCGCGCAGGAGCGGCGCGCACGACCAGCATCAGCGTCATGGGCGGAGGCGACCTCTCCGCGCACCGCCACATCTACCCGAATCCGGTCCGGCGAGTCTGGACGGGCCGGTGACGCTGTACGTCTACACCCCTCCGGCGGTGATCACGCCGACCGACATCACGAACGCCGGAAAGACGGCGTACTACGTGAAGTCGGGCGGAAGTGACGGCCTGTCCGGCACGAGCCCCGCGAACGCCTGGGCGACGATCGCGAAAGTGAACGGCTTCACGTTCGCCGCCGGGGACGGCGTGTTCTTTGAGGGCGGCACGACGTTCGGGACTACCGTCCTCGCGCCTCCGCAGAACGGCGCGAGCGCAGGCGTCCCGTTCGTGTTCGGCAGCTACGGCACCGGCAGAGCGACGATCAGCCTCGGGTGCCTCGTGCCCGCAGCGCGCACGAACGTGACGATCGACAACCTGATCCTGAAGAACGTCCTCGGCGCGAGCACCGGCACCGCTAAGGACATGATCGTGACGCAGAACTGTCTCCTCGGAGGGTTCGCGACGGAGTACGGGCACGAGTGCAGCAACGCCGCCGACACCAACTGGCAGTTCAAGGGTTGCGAGGTGTACGACACGCGCGACTCCGGGATGATCAATTGGGGCGACAGTCTGCTCGTCGAGGGCTGCCAGATCCACCACACCGGCACGCAGTTCGCCACGTACAACTTCGGCCTCCACGGGATCTACTCCAAGAGCCCGAACGCGATCGTCCGGTTCTGCGAGATTTACGACGTCATGGACCCCGACGGGCAGTGCGTCACGACGCGGTTCCGGAACATCCTGATCGAGGGGAACTACTTCCACGACGCGTTCGAAGGCGTCGGGTTCTACAACGACGACGCGACCGCTCCCGGCGCGGGGCGCACCAGCACCATCCGCTACAACCGTATGCGGAACGTCCAGAACGGGATCCTCATCGACGCGAACGGGAACACCGTCGCGGGGATGCCCGAGAACTGGATGATCTACAACAACTCGATCGAGTGCACGCCGTTCTCCGGCGCGGGCTCGTCGTACTCGACGCCGCTGCGGTATTACAACAACTCGGTGCTCGGCGGGGCGACGAAAGGCACGCTGCTCCGCGTGCACAACAACATCTTCTCTGCGCTCGCGGCGGCGTCGAACCTCGCGCTGATCGACTACATCGTGAGCCCCGCCCTAGCGACGTTCACGGAGAGCAATAACGTGCAGTATTCGCCGCTCGGGTTCTTCTCCAACTTCAACGCCACGGGGTGTAACAGCCTCGCCGCTTGGGTCACCGCCAGCGGCCAGGGCTCGAGCGACCTGACGAGCAACCCCCTGATGGACACGAGCGCCGTCACGACGACGCCGAGCCCCGTAATCAACGCCGGGACGCTGAGCATCAGCGGCGTCACGTTCAGCGTCGGCAGCGACGGAGCGCCGCTGCACTACATGGGCTCCGCGCCGGATATCTCGGCGACGGAGTTCGTCCCGGCAGCGTCCACCCCCGCTCGCATGAGGCGAAGCTAGATGGCCGGCGGCTGGCGCACTCGCACCGTCCGGACGATCACGCAGATCATCGGCGGCGCGGACGTCAGCGCGGCGGTGTTCCCGATCTCGTGCGCCGCTACGCAGGCGCAGGCGGCGGACATCACGCGGACGGTGAACCGGGTCGTCGCGGCGACGCAGGCGCAGGCAGCGGCGCAGACCCGGCAAGTCGGGCGGGTCGTTCCCGCTACGCAGGCGCAGGCAGCCGCGCAGACCCGCCAGGTCGGCCGCTCGATCGCCGCTACGCAGGCGCAGGCAGCGGCGCTCACGCGGATCGTGAACCAGACGATCGCGGCGACGCAGACGGAGACAGCGGCGTGCAGCCGCTCGCCGGGGCACCGCTGCTCCGCCACGCAGGCGCAGAGCGCCGCTCTCACCCGCTCGGTCGGGCACACGAGCGCGGCCACGCAAGCGCAAGCGGCGGCGCTCACGCGGACGGTCAACCGGATCATCGCCGCGACGCAAGCGCAGGCCGCGGTATGCATCGCGCTGAAGCGCGTGAACATCACGAGCGCCGCGACGCAAGCGCAACTCGCCGCCTGCCTGCGCACCGCGAACCGGATCATCGCCGCCACGCAGACGGAGACGGCGGCGTGTAGGCGCACCGCCGGGCACTCGTGCGCCGCGACGCAAGCGCAGAGCGCGGCCTCGACGCGAACCGTGAACCGGATCATCGCGGCCACGCAGGCGCAGGCGGCGGTCGCCGTGGGGTTGAAGGCGGTGCAGATCGCGTGCGCTGCGACGCAGGCGCAACTCGCCGCTCAGGCGCGCAACGTCGGGAGGATCATTGGCACCACGCAGGCGCAGAGCGCGGCGTGCAAGCGCAGCGCCGGGAGGATCTGTAGCGCGACGCAGGCTCAGGTGGCCGCAACGCTCCGGAGCGTGGGTCGGATCGTGGCGGCGACGCAGGCGCAGGCGGCGGCAGTAACGCGCTCGATCGCGCAGACCATCGCCGCCACGCAGACCGAGACAGCCGCGTGCATTCGACGGCCCGGCCGCTCGTGCTCGGCGACGCAAGCGCAGAGCGCCGCGACGTCGCGCAGCGTCGGGCACACGAGCGCCGCGACGCAGGCGCAAGCCGCCGCGCTCACGCGGATCGTGAACCGCTCGTGCTCGACGACGCAGGCGCAACTCGCGGCCTGCGTCAAGATCAAGGCGGTGCTCGTGTTCTGCTCGGCGACGCAGGCGCAATCCGCCGCGCTCACGAGGACGATCGGGCACTCCTCCGCGGCGACTCAGACGGAGACAGCGGCGTGCTCGCGGAGCGCCGGGCATTCCTGCGCTGCGACGCAGGCGCAGAGCGCAGCCTCGTCGAGGAGCGTGAACCGCATCGTCGGCACCACGCAAGCTCAGGTAGCGGTCTGCATCAAGTCGAAGGCGACGATCGTGTCGTGCGCGGCGACGCAGGCTCAGGTAGCGGCGTGCAAGCGGAGCGTCGCGGAGCAGATCGCGGCGACGCAAGCGCAAGCGGCGCTCGTGATCCGCTCGGTCCCGCGAGCCTCGTCTACGACGCAGCCTCAGGCGGCGGCGTGCCTGCGAGGGGTAAACCATCGGTGCGCCGCGACGCAGCCGCAGGCGGCGTCCTGCACCGCGCAGAAGGGCTCCACGCACGTCACGTGCTCCGCGACGCAAGCGCAGGCGGCGAGCTTGACGCGGATCGTCGGGCGCGTGTCGAGCGCGACGCAGCCGCAGGCGGCGGCGTTCACGCTCGTCGTGCACCACTTCGCGCATCCCGTGATCACGATCATCTTCGCGTGCGAGGATCCGCGCGCCGGGGCGTACGACGATCCGCAGCCCGAGATCCTGACGCGTTACGCCGACTCGCCGACCGGCGGAGTCGTGAGCGACCCGCACCCCGGAGAGGTAGGCTGATCGCGTGGCGACCATCAACATGTTCGTGGGGAACACCGCGCCGGACGTCCTCGACACGCTGAAGCAGATCCAGAGCAACGGCAGCGTCGGGCCGATCGACCTCACGAGCGTCACGAGCGTGAAGTTCCGGCTCCGCAGCCAGTTCGGATCCGCGGTCCTCGTGGACGGCACCGCCGTCGTCACGGACGCTCCGAACGGGAAGGTGCGGTACGACTGGATCCTCGCGGATACGACGACCGCGATCGACTCCTCCCCCGGCCCGTACAAAGCGTGGTGGCACCTCGACTTCTCCGGGACGACGATCGACACGCCGGAGTTCGACGTCGTGTTCTACGACCACGCGCCTCGCCGCGTGATCGGCCCGTGTACGGACTGGTGCACGACGCAGGACGTGCTCGCGTGCTTCTCGGACGTCGCCGTGGACGCGTGCCTCTCCTCGGCGGTGAGCATGGCGAGCGAGGTCCTGTACGAACTGTCCGGCCGCACGTTCTCCGGGTGGTGCCAGAGCGTCATCCGTCCGTGCCAGAACTTCGGGTGCTGGGGCGGAGCCGGGGTCGGGACGCAGTTCCTCTCCCGCGGGCACGTCGTCTGGCTCGGCCGCGGCTGGCGCGACGACAACGGCGACCCGTGCGCCTGCGGCGCGTGGCTCCAGAAGATCATCCTCCCCGGCATCGCGCAGAGCGTGGTCGAGGTGCTCATCGGCGGCGTGCCGCTCCCCTCGTCGAGCTACCGCCTCGACCCGAACAACGAACTCGTGCGCACCGACGGCGGCGCGTGGCCGATCTGCCAGAACCTCGCAGCGAACGGCGACCAGCCGGGCACGTTCCAGGTCACGTACCAGCACGGCTACCCGCCGAACGAGAGCGCGAAGCGAGCGGCGGCGCAACTCAGCCGCGAGTTCTACCTCGCGTGCTCGGGCCTCGCATGCTCGCTGCCCTCCGGCGTTGTAGAGATGACGCGGCAGGGTATCCGCGTGCAACGCATGGTGAACCTATTCGAAGCGGGCACGACCGGCCTCGCGATGGTGGACTCGTTCCTCGCCGCGTACGGAGCGTGCAAGCCGACGTACGTGCTCAGCCCGGACACGTACCCGACCAGCAGGAGGACGTCATGACCAAGGACACCACGCACGCGCACGGCTTCGCGCCGGAGGGGATCGCAGCGCCGTTCCTCGACACGCAGACCCTCGGCGGCGACGACGGGTACTTCCACACCGAGAACGCCCCTACGCACGCCACGGACGGCAGCGCGAAGGGACAGTCGCCGGAGACGCCGCTCGTCAAGGCCAGCCAGGGAGACGGATCTGCAGCCGCGGAGGACGACCTCGACTCCAAGACGAAGGCTGAGCTCGTCACGCTCGCGGAGAACCGCGGCGTCGAGATCGACGCTCGCGCGAGCAAGGCGACCATCCTCGAAGCTCTGCGTGGCTAGCACCGCCGACAGCCTGTTCGCGATCGCGCAGGAGCTTCTCGCGAAGAGCGCCGCGATCCTCGCGGCGACGCCCGCGGGAGCGCCGGCCAATCAGTACGTCGCGCACGGGCCTCCCGCGTACGACTGTCCGGACAGCCTGATCGTGAACACCGGGACGATCGGGTACGGGCCGTTCGCTCGCGGGCCGAGTACCGGCACCGCCGCGATCGACCCGAAGTCGTTCGTGGTTCCCGTCGTCCCCTTGACGGTGACGGCGTTGCGGTGCGTGAACCAGCAGGCGATGCCGAGCGGCGGAGTCGCGATCCGCCCCGCGAAGATCACGGCGGTGCAGGCGGACGCGCAAGTCGTGTACCGCGACGGGTGGAGCCTCTGGTGCGGCTTGCGGAAGGCGACCCGCGAGAACACTCTGTTCGCCGGGTTCCCGTGCCGCTTCTACGACATGAGCGGCGCTCTGCCCGTGTCGCCGGAGGGCGGCGCGCTCGGCTGGGCGATCGACGTGGTTGTCCAGCTCGACGGCTTCGACCCTGCGGGCGCGTAGTGGCGTTCATCTGGCACGAGGCGGAAGCGGCTCGCTTACTGAAGGCGACGAACGGTCCTACGGGGCAGATGCTCGCGCGGTACGCCGCGAAGATCGAGACGGCCGCGAAGGCTCGCTGCCCGGTAGACACCGGCCGTTTGCGCTCGTCGATCAACTGGCGGATGAGCCTCGACGGCGGGACGCTCGCGGCGATCATCGGCACGAACGTCGAGTACGCCATTTACGTCCACGAGGGCACGCGGTACATGCCCGGACGGCCGTTCCTCGTCGAGGGCTTGAACCAGGTGCTCGGCGGTGGCGGTGCATAGCGTCGCTATGGTGCCCGGCAACCGGACTACTGGAGGCACCGTGAGCGAACCGATGGACTTCAACGAGGCGAGGCGAGCGCGTTCGATGAGCGAGCGCCGGTTCGTGCTCGGCCCGTACACGTTCCGGAGGCGACCGACGATCCCGCCGGAGGCGCTGAGCAAGTACGCGACGGCCGGGCAGGACGGAGACGACGCGAACACCGTGCGGAACTTCGAGGAGGCTCTGCTCGAACTCGTCGAGCCGCGCGCGGAGATCACCGCCACGGGAGAGCCGATCAGCACCGACGACGCGTGGCGCGTCATGCGCTTCGAGGGCGACGAGAACGACGTGATCGGCTTCGAGGATCTCGCGGCGATCACGCAGTGGCTCGTCGCGGGCGTGGTCGAGCGCCCTACTGGGCAGCCATCCGACTCTCCGGATGGCTCAGCGATCCCGGGAACTGGAATGCCCTCGACGGGTGGCTCCTCCAGCGAGGCAGCGCCGACCTTGACAGCCTTGACGCCCGCCGGTCCTGCAACGCCGTCTATGCCGCGCTAGTCGAAGGGAAGGACGAGAAAGAGCGAGCCGAGTTCGATACGTGGCTTGAGGGGATCCCGCGAGTCGCGATAGCAGCGCCGGACACTAGAATGCCCAGCCAGGGAGGCGAGGGTGGCGGAGGCACGGAACAACTCATGGCGCTTCTCGGGATGCCGCAGGCGGGAGGCTGATGGGCGTACTCGCTGAGGAAGCCGTACGGATCACCGCCGACACGAAGGGCTTCCACAGCCAGGTCGAGAGCGGCGTCATGGGCTCCGTGAAGAAGATCGCTACCGGAGCGGCGGCGGCGCTCGGCGGGCTCGCGATCGGGAAGGCGTTGTTCATCGACCCGATCAAGAGCGCCGGGGACTTCCAGCAGACCCTGAACGTCCTACAGGCGACGGCGCAGAGCGGCGGCGTGACGCTTAAGGACGTGCAGGCGAAGGCGATCGCGCTCGGCGCGGATCTCCGCCTCCCCGCGACGAGCGCGAACGACGCGGCGACGGCGATGCTGGAGATGGGCAAGGGCGGGTTCACGATGAAGCAGTCGATGGAGGCTGCGCACGGCGTGCTTCTCCTGTCCGCCGCGGCGCAGATCGACAACGCCACCGCCGCGACGCTCACCGCCGACTCGCTGCACGCGTTCGGCCTGCGAGCGAAGGACGCCGGGACCGTCGTCGATGACTTCGCCGGAGCGGCGAACGCCTCGACCGCATCGATGAGCGAAGTCGGGCTCGCGCTTCAGCAGTCCGGGCAGTCGTTCCACGGCCTCGGGATCCCCATCGGCGACGCGACGACCGCGATCGCCGCGATGGCGAACGCCGGGATCAAAGGCAGCGACGCCGGGACGAGCCTCAAGACGATGCTTCAGCGCCTCAATCCGCACACCAAGCAGGCGAAGCAGGCGATGCAGGACATGGGCGTCCACACGTTCGACGCGGCCGGGAAGTTCATCGGCATGCGCGGCGTAATCGAGCAGATGGGACCGAAGCTCCGCGCGATGAGCCAGGAGCAGCGACAGGCGACGCTGAACACGATCTTCGGGAGCGACGCCTCGCGCGCCGCGTCGATCATCCTCGGGCAGACGACGGAGCAGTGGGACAAGCAGCACGCCGCGGTCACGAGGGCGGGGCAGGCGCAGCAACTCGCGAACGCTCAGAGCAAGGGCTTCAACGGCGCGATGGCCGGGCTGCGCTCGACGATCGAGACGATCCAGCTGGAGATCGGGTTGAAGATGATCCCGGTGCTCACCGTGTTCATCCGCATGCTCGCGGAGAACCTCCCGGCCGCGGTCGCGATCGTTACGACCGTCCTCGGCGACGTCGCGAAGGTGCTCCAGGACATAGGGAACTTCATCACCGAGAACATCGGGTCGTGGAGGCAAGTCGCGATAGCCATCGGTATCGGAGCCGCGGCGTTCGTCGTCCTGACGACGGCGGTGAAGGTGTACACGATCGCGCAAGCCGCGCTGAACGCCGTGATGACGGCGAACCCGATCGGCCTCGTGATCATCGCGATAGCCGCGCTCGTCGTCGGCCTGACGCTTCTGTACCAGCGCAGCGCGACCGCTCGCGCGATCATGGACGGAGCGTGGGCGGGGATCCGAGCCGGAGCGGTCGCGGCGTTCAACTACATCAGCCAGACGATCATCCCCGCTGCGATCGCGGCGTGGAACCGCTTCGGCCCGCAAGTCGTCGCGGTGCTCCAGCAGGCGGCGACCGCGATCCGTACCGTCGTGCAGAGCATCGCGACGATCGTCAGCACCATCGTCGATCAGATCCGCGCGCATTGGGATGCAATCTGGAGCGTATTCGGACCTCTCGCTCGCGCTGGATTGCAGGTAGTCAAGACGTACGTGCAGACCGAGCTCAACGTCATCGCGGACGTCATCCGACTGTTCAGCGACCTGATCCACGGCCGGTGGGGAGCGGCGTGGGGCGAACTGAAGAACATCGTCAGGGACATCCTGAACGGTCTGGTGAGCATGATCGGGTCTGTCCTGCGCGGCCTCGCTGGTACCGCTGGCGCGCTGGCGAGGATGATCGGCGAGGCGATCGGCAACGGCATCAAGAGCGCCGTGTCTGCGCTCTCCGGACTGGCCGGCGCGTTGTGGGGAGCCGTTAGCTCCGCGTTGAACCAGGTCGTCGGGCAGGCGTTCGGCCTCGCCGCTTCGATCGGCTCCGCGATCAAGAACGGCGCGATCAGTGGAATCGCCGGGCTCGGCGGGATGATCAAGAGCGCAGCCGAGCACGAGATCAAGAGCGGCCTCAGCCACCTGAGCCCGTTCAGCCCCGTCGAGGAGGGCGGCAAGAGGTTCATCGGCCAGCCGATCGCGAAGGGTGCGATCAGCGGGCTCGTGGACGGGTTCGACAAGCTCGCTCCGCAAGCCGAAGCGGCGGTGCACAAGATCGCCGAGCGGCTGGGCGCGGCGACGAAGAAAGAACTGCCAGCGATCCAGACGGCGTATAAGACGTGGATCACCGCCGCTCAGGCCGCGTTCGACGCTCAGGTCGATCACGCCACCAAGACCATCGACGCGGGGTTCACGAAGGCGCAGGCGCGGCTCGACTCGTGGAAGGCGAAGCTGACGCCGACCGAGTTCAAGATCGCGCAGGCGCAGGCGGCGGCGGCGGTCGCGAAGGTCGAGGGCGACGTGTCCGCGGCGGCGGCGGCGCTCGCGAGTCTCCCCGCGAAGCAGGCGGCGGCGTGGAGCCAGCTCCTCGCTCAGCAGGCGGCGAACATGGCCGCGCTCCGAGCGACGCTCCAGAGCAACACGGACGACGCTCTGCTCGCCGGGAACACGTTCAACAAGGGCATGGCTGCGAGCGCAACGGACCCGATCGCCACCAGCCTGATCGCTGCTCAGCAGGCGTTCAACAACACCAAGAGCTTGTTCGACCAGGGGCTCACGGATCAGGCGACGTTCATCGCCGCGGCGAACGCGCTCGACGACGCGAAGGTCGCAGCCTCGGCGGACTCGAACGCGACGACGCTGCTCGACCAGTACAACACGTGGCAGACCGCGCTCGCTCAGCAGGCGCAGGCAGGCGCGGCGATCACCACTCAGCAGGCAGCGGACGCCGATGCTCAGGCGGCTGCGCAGGCGGGCTTCGACAACGACACGCTCAACGCGAAGCAGGCGCTGAACGACGCGCAAGCCGCGAAGGACGCGTTCTATCTCCAGCAGAAGGCGGATAAAGAGCGCGTCGCGAAGGACGCCGAGTACCAGCGGCTCAGCGATCACTTGAAGTCGATGCACGACCGGACGCTCCTGCACCTACAGAACGTCCAGCACGCGTGGGATCTGCACTACGCCGAGCTTGCGCGGATGGCGACTGCGAGCGGCAATAGCATCGGCGAGGACTTGGCCGCGGCGTTGCGCGCCTCGATCCCGACCGTGGGCGCTGCCGCCGCAGCCGTCGCGGCGGTGATCGCGGCGCACCTGAAGGTCAAGAGCCCGACGGAGAAGGGACCGATGAGCGACCTCGACTCGTGGTGGACGCGTCTCGCTCCGACGCTACTCCGGGGCTTCGACGCGAGCGGGCTCAGCGCGAAGCTCGGCGCGGCGGTGACGCCGGACGCGGGAGGGATCCGCGCGGGCCTCGCCGGGACGGCGGCGGGTACGCCGACCGGCGGGTACGGCATGCAGCGAATCGAGATGCTCCTGGAGCGCATCGAGAAGCACACTCAGGCGACGGCGCAGAAGCCCGACTCCTCGACGGACGTGAACGTCGTCGCGGTCGCAGGGGCGAGCGCGAGCACCTATAAGGCGAGGCGCTGATGAGCGGCGAGCTTCCATTCATCGACATTGACGGCGTGGAGATCGCGAACGGGTACCGCACGCTGGAGTACCTCCGGCGCGGCCTCGGCGGCGTGAACTGGACTGTCCCGGAGGTGTACCCGTGCCCGGTGCTCGCCCGCGAGATCGGCGGCGTCGGCCCGTTCGTCGCTCCGCAGACGGACCCGGCTCCGTGGTACGACGCGACGATCCCGGAGAGCGCCGAGTTCCTCGGCCTCATCAGCAAGCTCGACTTCCAGACGCTCGACATCAAGCGGACGATCAGCCAGCGGTTCGGCAGCCTCGGCGGTGGCGTGATCGGCCCGGAGCAGTTCGCCGCGCGGAACCTTCACGTCGATGGCCTCCTCGTCGCCTCGACGTGCGCGGGGCTGGAGTACGGTCGGCACTGGTTGTACTCGAAGCTCGGGAGTGACTGCCTCGGATGCTCGCAGCGCACCATCCGCGTCCGCGAATCCTGCCCTCCCCTCGACGGGTTGAACGACACGCGCGGCGAGCGGATCATGTACGAAGCGGCGCTTGTCAAGGGAGTCACGCGGACGGATAACGGCGGCTGGAACTGTTGCGATTACGACGGCATCGAGTTCGACATAGCGAGCCAGTCCCCGTACCTCTACACGCGGCCAGCTGCGGGTAGCGCGCCGGTGAACTTCCAGTCGAGCGGGTCGAGCGTATTCCCGCCGGTCGTCCCCGGAGGCATCGCCCCGCCTGTCCCGGCGTTGCTGGACTCCGGCACGCGGGCGAACGCCGGGCCTCCGCCGAGCGCGTCGTGGACGAGCAGCCCGCTCGTCGGGTTCGGACCGCAGCTGAAGATCATCAGCAACCAGTTCGCGCTCACTTCGACCGGCTCGCAGAACGGCGGCGCGTACTGGAACGCCGGTCCCCTCGCGGCCGACCAGGCGGTCATGGTCACGCTCGGGACGCGCGGCGATAACAACGGCGGCGCGAAGGTCACTCTGATGGCCCGGATCACGAACCCGGGGATCTTGACCGGCAGCGCGAACGTCATGGAGCTTCACTTCGCCGCGAGCGGCGGGGACTTCGTGACCCTCGGCCGCGCAGGCGTCGGCTCCCCATACACGTTGTTCTCGGTCCCGGTGTCGCACACCGCCGCGGTCGGCGACCGATACATGCTCACTTGTCGCGGGAACCTCATCGAGGCGTGGCGGCAGGCGGCGGGCGCGGGTCCGTGGATCCACCTCGCGGCGATGTACGACCCGGTAGTCCCCGCGAGCGGCAGCGTCGGGCTCGGCATGACAGAGAGCGGCACCAGCCCGGGCGTGACGAACTTCAGCGCCGCGACGGGCACGAATTACGGCGTGTTCCCGAAAGAGCCGCTGACGTTCCCGATGCCCGCCGTGAGCGTCGGGATCGTTAGTCCGATCGTGACGCTCACCAGCCCGAACGCGAACCCCGTCACGATCCAGACCAGCAACGGCGTCCGCGTCCAATACAAGGCCGGGGTGGACTGCTTCCAGAGCGACGACTTCAGCGTGGACGACCTCGCGACGCGCTGGACAGTCGCGCACGCCGGGGACTTCGCGATCACCGGCGGGAAGCTCAAGCCGACCGTCACCGGACTGAACGCTGGCTCGGGCAGGAACATCAAGCGGTCGAAGGACTCCGCGGGGAAGAACATCGCGTACTTCGGCGGCAAGGCGCAAGCGACGATCAAGACCGCCGCGACGATCACGAACGGCGTATGGGGCGTCACGTTCAACGGCAGCTTCGGCGCGTACCTGATCAGCACGAACGGCGGCATCGGCTCGAACTTCTTCGCGTTGTCGAACGACGCGAACGGCGTCCTCCAAGGCGACAGCGTGGCGTTCACCCCGGCGATCAACACGACGTACCTGATCATCGTCGAGGCGTTCCCGCTCATCGGGCAGCAAGGCTTCGACTTGCGCGGCTACCTCGTCGATCCCGCCACGAACGCGATGCTCACCCGCCCGCTGCGAGCGAACGTCGGCACCGTGAACGCCATCTCCAGTCCCGTGCAGCCGGGTATCAACACGGCTCCCGCCTCTACCTCGGAGGAGTGGGATAACTGGTACTCGATCGACTACAGCGACTCGACGGACTTCATCGAGATGGGCACGCCCGGAGGGACGCTCGTCGTGGACGCCTCGCGGCGCACGAGCCGGTTCACGTCGCTTGTCACCGGAGCGACGAGCGTAGACGGCAGCCAGTACCTATCGAGCCCGATCAACACGCCGCTCGGGTGGGTCGATCAATGCGCCGGCCAGGGCGCGGGCTGCCTGCAAGTGTGGGGAGACGATACGACTCTCTACCTGTCCACGATCAGCGTGGCGTTCCAGCAGCGGCAGAGGTAGCGCGTGAGTTACCTCGACGTCCCGAACGCGACGAGCGGAGCGAGCACGCCGGACAACCCCGCGTTCGCGGTCAACCCGACGACCAACGGCAACTACACGATCACGCAGCGGCTCCAGCTCAACAGCTACGCGAACGGGTCGCTTCAGCCTCTGATTAGCCAGTACACCGCGGGCGGCGGCGCGGGCTCGCGGTTCTGGCTCGGACTGACCGCCGCGGGAGTCATCGAGTACGACTTCTACAACAACGTCGGCGGCATCCTGACTGTCACCTGCCCCGCTCCCGGGTGGGTGAACGGCAGCGAGCATTGGCTGCGGATCGTGCACTCGCTGCAAGCCGGATTGTTCAGCTTCTTCGCGAGCACCGACGGCTTGACGTTCTCGCTGCTACAGCCGCAGTCCACCGGGCTGTCTGCGACGCCGCAGGCGACGAGCGGCACCGCTCCCGTGCTGCGCATCGGAACGGACGCCGACAGCCACGGAGCGCCCGGCAGGATCCTCCATACGCGGATGCTCGTCAACAGCGTCCAGCAGATCGCGAAGGACTGGACGCAGGAGATCCCCGGCAGCACCGGTCCGTGGCTCGACCCGAACGTCGCGGGGAACTTGACGCTCGGGGAGACGTGGACGCGGATCGGCTCCGCGTCGATCCAGGGCACGCTCCAGATCGTCGCCGCGGCGGCGGCGGTGTTCCCCGCGAACCGCCTCGGCTGCGGCGACGCTCGCGCGGAGATATGGACTCGCGGCGGCGGGAGCCGCGTGATCGACCTGCCGAACATCACCGCGGTCGAGTACAACCGCGTCCGGAGCGACACGAGCCTCGGCGCGGTGACGCTCGACGGGCAGGCGATCGCTCGCGACCCGGCGTGCTGCGCGATCCTGAACACCGTCCGGCCGTGGAAGCACGAACTCCACATCTACCGCGACGACGTACGCGCGTGGCTCGGGCCGATCAACGAGATCATCCTGGACGGCCCGACGCTTCAGATCAAGGGCAGGGACGTGAGCGCGTGGCTCGACCGGAGGTTCGTGCACTTCGGTCACCAGTGGGGCGGGACGCAGGCGAACCAGGGCAGCGAGAACTCCGACGTCGTGCTGCTCGAACTGAGCCTCGACGGCGGCAGCGTCGAGACGAGCTATATCGGCATCACCGGGCAGATATTCCTGTTCTTCGCGCAGAACGGCGCGCGCCCGCTCGACCTCGTTCAGCGCACCTATAGCCCGGCGCAGTTCAAGCCGGTCGGGCCGGAGATCCGCGACCTCGCGAAGGGTCCGCTGGACTGGACGGTCGTCGGCCGCAACGGGTACATCAACCACGCGACGTGGCAAGCGGTGTTCCCGAACCCGGTCACGAACCCGACGTTCGAGATAGACGCCTCCGGATGGGCGGGCTTCACGCGCGACACGGCGGTGTTCCACTCCGGCGTCGCCTCGGGCCGGACCGCTGCGCCTCCGAACGTGACCGGCTCGATGACCGGGCTCGTCGTCGGCCAGTCGTACCAGTTGCGGTGTTGGCTGCGAGGCACGAGCAGCGCCCTCGACGCGGCGCAAGTGTCGAACGACGACGGCGTGATCAAGGTCGGCAGCGACGAGAGCAGCGTGTTCTCCTGGTACGTGTACGGGCAGGCGACCGGTCCGACGAACGAGAACCGCGGACGCGCGCAGTGGATCCAGGTCGGCGTGTTCTTCACCGCGACGGCGACGACGATGCCGATCACGATCACCGCCACCGGCGCTCCGATCGACAGCCACGGGATCTACTTCGACGACTTCGAGGTGTGGACTCCGCTGCCGAGCTTCACGCTGCGCGACTACTCCCTCGCGGATCCGCCCGCGATCAACCTCAGCGGCCTCGACCAGGTGAACCGGAGCGTGGTCGCGAACCAGCAGAGCGGCGGCGACTACTCGTTCTATAAAGAGGCTCCGAAGCCGGTGTGGACGCTCGGCTCCGCGACTCCTCCCGGCGGCGTGTTCACCGCCGATCAGCTCGAGTTCGGGCTGCTCGAAGGCTTGAGCACGCAGCCGCTCAGCGACTCCGGCAGCGCGCAGGGAAGCGCCACGCAGAAGGCCGCGAGCCTCGGCGGCACGCCGCTTCTGCTCGACAAGATCAGCCTGTCCCCCGACGCGGGAGTGACGATGGCGCAACTCATCCCCGGGATCATGTTCCGGCTGCGGCTCGACGAGCCGTGCTTCGCTGTCCAGGCGGATCTCGTGCTTCAGAGCGTCACGGTCAAGACGACTCCCGGCGCTGGCGAGACGGTCGAACTGAGCTTCGAACCGGCGGGCTTCTAGTGAGCACCACCAGTCCCCTCGTCGGCCCGAGCGACACCGACAGCCTGCTCATCCGCTTGCAGGATCGCGTGAACGCGTTGGAGCAGACCGCGACGCTGCCGCCGGGGATCATCGCGTACTGCGCGACTGCCGTCCCGGATGGGTGGCTGGTATGCGACGGCTCGACGATCAGCGCGACGCGGTACGGGCAGCTGGTCGCGAAGCTCGGCGGGACGACGCTGCCGAACCTCCGCGGCCGGGTCGTCGTCGGGCAGAGCGTGGGCGGGACGTTCCCGACGCTACTCGGGACGGGCGGCGTCGAGACGGTCACCCTGACGGGCGCTCAGAGCGGCATGCCTTCGCATACCCACGACACGACCATCGGCGGGCGAGGTGACAACCCGTCCGCTCCGAGCGGCGGCGTAGCGGGATACCTATGGGGGGATACGGGCGGCAGGATCACCGCCGCGGCCGGTCCCGTGACCGCCTCGTCGTCGCACTCGAACCTTCAGCCGTACGTCGTCCTGCTACCGATCATCAAGTTCTGAGAGCCGGATAGCTACGATCCAGAGCGAGGGAGGAATCGTCATGTTGTGTGTCGCCCGAGTGAACCTGAGCGACTGGCCCGAGGGGGATCTGCGCGACGTCGATCCGAAGCACGAGCGGATCGCGGGGTTCCTGCGCGCCGGGTACATCGTCGGCGTGCGGATCCCTCGAACGGAACCAGCCGCTACTGACGAGCCCGCCCGGACCGCGGCGAAGCAGCGGCCGAAGGATGCGAGTGATGGGTGAGCCAGCCGTTCGAAGATCCGGAGTCGCGGAGCGCGATGGTCGCGCGGTGGTTCCACGACGTGTGGCCCGCGCTGGCAGCGGCGGTCGGCGTGGCGTTCATCCTGCTCGACTTCCTCTCCACCGGAGCGGCGCACCTGAACGGCCTGAGCGGGATCGGGATGGCGTTCTGCGGGGTTCTGCCTGTCGTGCACTACGATCGGGCGCGGAAGGGATGACCGTGCCCACTCGCGTCTACTGCGTGGCGTGCGCCTCCGCGATCCTCCTCGTCGCGCTCGGCGTGCTCGCCGCGAACATCGCGCTCCTCCTGATCCTCGTCGTGATGGCGGGCGTCTGCGCGCTCATGGAGACGCGGAGGCGCAAGTGAACCATCGAGGCGAGCCGACCGTCGAGGATCTCAGCCGCCAGGAGCGCGTGAAGGCGGTGCTGCCCGCGACCGCGGCGCTGCTCGCGTTGTTCGCCCTCGCGGGGTTCTTCGTGGTGCTGTACGTCGGGTATCAGAGCGACCAGGACAGGCACGCGCGGGAGCGCGCTCTGCTCGTCGTGCAGAACCACAACCGTCAGCTATTCGACCTGTCCACCTCGCGGTTCCAGTACGCCACGAACCGCAGCGTGTGCGGGTTCCGGAAACTCGCTCGGGACGGCATCGAAGCGGATCGCACCGTCATCGCCCGCTCGAACTCCGCGCTCGCCGACCCCACCGCGAGCTCAGGCACGAAGAAGCGGAACCTGAAGGCGAAGCAGGACGCCGTGAGCGCGATCCGGCAGGCGCAGGCGTTCCTCGCGACGCAGGTGACCGTCCCGTTCGACTACGACTGTTCGAAGCTCCCACCCAAGCCGCCGCCAGAGACGCGGCCACCGCCCGACTAGGAGGATGCTCGTGCCCGAAGCCAAGAGTCTCACCACGCCCGACCCGATCCTGACGACAGAGGGGATCGGCACGTTCGTCGTCACGCTCGTCGCGAACGCGTACATCCTGTTCGGCTCGAACCTGAGCAACGAGAAGCAGACGGCGCTCGCGACGGTCGTCACGTCCTTGTGGGTCGTCTTTACGCTCGTGCATGCCGCTGTCGTCCGCAAGGGTCGCGCGCAGGGCGGCGGGCTCGTCAGCGCGCTGATCACTGAGGCGAACGCGATCCCGACGAGCGACCCCGGCGACAACCCGAAGCCGATCCGGCCATGAAGCGAGCCCCGTACCCGGGGCGCTTGAAGCTCGGCAATACCGGCGAGCCGGTCGTGCTGATGAAGCGCGCGCTCCGGCTCGCCGGGTTCCTGCCGGGGAAGGGGAAGCCGACCGGGTTCCTCGGGCCGATCGCCGCTCGGCAGCTACGCAAGTTCGGAGCCGCCACTCACCTCCCCGCCCTCGAACGGCCAGGAGTCGTGAAGCATGGCCGGCGGGCGGTGCACGCGATCGCGAACGGGGGTCAGTACGGCACGCGGACTCACGTGAAGCTCGCGAACTACTACGACGCGTACGGGTCGAGCCGCCTGCGGGCGATCCACCGGGCGCGTCAGGTAGCGGCCATCCAGGCGGCAGGGATCGCAGCCTGCAACCTGGTCATCGCCAACCGGGGGGTGATCCACTACACGCAGACTGCGCGCCGCATGAGCGGTGTTCGGGGGCAGCTGGTGCCGCCGGAGTTCGGGCGGTGGGAGGATTGCTCGTCGGAGGCGACGTGGATCGCGTACGTGATGGATCGCGTCGCGCGGCGGATGGGCGGGAGCTTCCCGGACCCGAACGGGCTCGGCTACTCGGGCGTCGGGTTCACGGGGACGCTGATCCGGAACGGGGTGCCGGTGAACGCGTACGCCGGTCGCCCGGCGTTCACGTTCGTGTTCTACGGCTACCCGATCGGGCACGTCACCGTCAAGACGAGCATGGCGTGGTGCATGAGCATGGGTTCGGAAGCCGGGCCTCGCGCGGAGCACGTCGGGTACCGCACGCCGGTCGCCGCTCGCGCGTACCAGCCTCGCCTACCGGCGTAGGCGAAGCTCTCGCGAACGCAAACGACCCGGGAAGGGAAACACCCCGACCCGGGTCGTCAGCGTCTTAGAGAGGCTTACAGGGAGAGCGTGACGAGGCGGACGTGCACGAGGATCCGCTCGGCGACGTCACCGCTGGCGTAGATCCACTCGTTCCCCCACGCCGCTCGCGCCTCGATGTACGCCCGCGCGACCGCTCCCTCCAACCGCTCGTCGTCGATCTTGAGGTACCGCTCGATCGCCTCGACGACGAGCCCGCAGGACAGTTCCCCCCCGGCGTAGTCGGCCTGCTCGCGCTCGGCGACGAACGCGTCCTGGATCGTGTCGATCAGCGCGGTCATGCGGGCACCTTCTTCATTACGGGGTGGGATAGGTCGATCTCCTCCGCGAAGTACAACCCGCTGGCGAGGCGAGGGATCACGTACCCGTCGAGCGTCCACCCGGCGTTGTCCTTCCCCTCGATGACGAACACGCGGCGAGCGTCGAACGCGAGTGAGTACGCCTCCTCGGCGTACGTCTCTCCGTCGTACCAGCCTTCCCACACGACGGAGTAGTTGCCGGGGAGGTACGCCTCCAGCGTTTCCCGGCGGACGCCGCCCACGATTGCGTAACGAGTGCTCATTCGTACTCCTCCCATGCTTCGGCGTCGAGCGCCATCGGCGTGTCGAAGTTCGCGCTCGCCCGGAGCCGCTCGATCGCGGCTGCCGGGTCGCGCCAGATATCCGTCGCGGCGCAGTCGGGGCAGCGGGCGGCGCTGATCGGCGCGGGCTTCGAGTTCGGCGTGTAGTGCACGCCGCAGCGCGACCGGCCCTGATCGTCGCGGAGGTGCGCGGTCGTCTCCGTGACGACCGAGCCGGGCGAGGCGCGCAGAACGCGCACTCGCCAGGTGAAGGGTCCGAGGGGCATTAGCGGATCTCCTGTCCGAGAAGGTCGGAGTCGTCGAGATCGAACCCGATCGTCGTCCACGTCGCGCCGGAGACGAACGGGATGAGGTTGTGGTCGTCCTCGTCCTCGGCGCGATCCCACGCGTCCTCGAACGAGCAACCCGTCTCCTGCATGATCTGCTCGACGCGGGGCTGCAGGCGGAGCGACTTCTGGTAGCCCTGCTCCATTTCCGCCGCGGCGAGCCGCAGAGCCTCGGACGGGAGCGGGGTTCCGGGGAGCGAGGTGCCGATGAAGTCCGCGCCCCACGAGAGCGACACGAAGGTGACGAACCCTTCGGCGTCGGCGTTGTAGTGCTCGGGGACGTACGCGGGGCGGACGAGAGTCTTGGTGGCGTTCTCGGCGGTGTAGCGGGCGGTCTGCATGGTTTCTCCTGGTAGGTGGTCGAACGGGATGCCCCCATAATAGGGGCACCCCGTGCGCCTGTCAAGTGTTGAGTGTGCGGTGTCGGGCGAGGCGCTGCCCGGCGAGGCGACGGCTGGCGGCGAGGCGCGCGGCGTCGCGCTCGCGGAGCTTCGCGACGAGCCGCTCGCACTTCTCCCTCGACGCAGCCGGGCTGACGATGCTGCACCGGCCGGACTCCTCCTGCGCCACCGCGCAGGAGCCGAGCCCGTCCACGTCCACTATCCACCGGGTAGTCACGCGACCACCTCGGCGTCCTTCACGGCCGACTCGATCTGCCGGGCTACCTTGTCCACGACTCCGGCGAACGCCTCGATCGCGGCGACGGCGTTCGCCTCGCCCCAGGACGCGACGTAGGGGACGCTCGCGCCGGTCGTGTCGAGCCCGATGCTCGTCGAGACGATGAACGTCGCGGTCTCCACGAGCACCTCGGCCTGCTCGCGGCCGTAGCCCTCGTACCCGATCCCGAGCGCGTGCGCGATCTCGTGGATCAGCGTCCGCACTTGCGCGTTCGGCGCGACGTCGTTGCGGATCGCGATGTGGTTCCGCTGCTTGTCGCAGTACCCGCCGAGCCCGGGGGAGAGCGACTCGAACGAGACGCTGTACCCGAGCTTCTGCGCGAGCACCTCCAGCGGCCGGAGGAAGCTCGCGTGCGAGTCGCCGGTCACCGGCTGCGACGGCTTCGAGGGGAGAGGCTCCCCGTCCGTCTGCGAGACGTCGAACACCGGCACGAGCTTGAACGAGTAGAGAACCTTCGACTCCGGATCCCGGCCCGCGGCGATCTCCTCGCTCGTCGGGCGGCGGAACAACGGAGCGAAGATCCGCAGCGCCGAGCCGGTACCGCTCGTGATGTACCGGTTCTGCTCTTTCCAGAACTTGCCGCTCGCGACCATCGTCGCCTCGGGGCACTGGATGAGGATCAGGAGCGTGTTGTTCAGGCTGTAGCCGTGCAGCCGGGCGCGCATCGCCGCCCACTTCTGCCAGCCGTCGCTCGTGAGAAGCTCGGAGACGGCTGCCTTCATAAGCTCGGCACCCTTCTCGCGCTGCTCCGCGCGGTACGCCGCGACTTCCTCCGGCGTGTACTTCGGCTTCGACTTGCCGGACTTGCGGGCTGCGGTAGCCATTGCGTTCCTCCTGGTAGGGGATCGAACTTGACTCCCCCATAATAGGGGCATCGCATGCGCCTGTCAAGTACGACGCTGCGATGCCCCTACAACGGAGCCGCTACGCGAGCCCGTGGCAGCTACCGCTCGCCGCCCACGCGCTCCAGCCCTTGCGAGCCATCCCCTCCGCGGCGACAGCCATCGCCACAGGGTCGTACAACGAGAACCCGAGACGCGCCGGGACCGTGTTCGCCCACGTCGAATCGAGGAACTGCATCCACCCGTCCGCCGTACTGACAGGGTTCGGGTCGTGGTTCTGTAACCCGCTCTCGCACCGCCCGACTGCCAGCATCTCCTCCGGTGGCCGGCATGCCTTCTGGTCGTAGCTGAACGTGAGGCACGCGGCCTGCGCGAGCTTCGCCGCGTACGCGAACGGCTGCGCTCCTCGCGTCGCGTCGAGTACCCGCTGCACCTCGACTTTGCGGGCGTGCTTCTGCCACGCGACGGCTCTCTCTAGGCGCGCGGCGTGGTGCCGGAGCTTCGAGCATTCGCGAGGGTGGTGCTGGTCGCATCGGACGACCTTCGAGTGTGCTCCTGCCGGGGCAGCCGTGGCGACTGCGGCGGCGATGGCGAGCACGGTGACGATCCGCGTCTTGCTCATGGGGAGTTACCTCCTTGCGATTGGGGGTCGCGGAACTTCGGGAGAGTCTAGGGGTGCCACACCCGATCGAGGACGGCGACGGCGAAGATCCCGAGCGGGACCCCGATCGTCAGTCCCCACCAGGAGAACGCAACCGCTATGGAGAAGCTGAGGAAGATCAGGCTGAGCGCGAAGAACACCTGGCAGGCGGATCTCACGCTCGGATGGTGCGGGCGAGGTGCACGGCGCTCCAGGGCGCGGCGGCTGCCTTGACGCGCTCGGCGAGCTTCCGTCCCTCCGGCGTGTCGCGCGGCGGGAGCTTCCCCGTCCCGTACATGTACCCGGTGCCTTTGCGCTGCTCCGCGTAGATCCCGTTCCGGTCGGCGTGCATCGCGAGCGTCAGGGGGCGGACGCCGAACGCGGCGGCGAGCGCGGAGAGGCGGACGCGGGCGGCTTCGCGCTCCTCGTTCCTGCGAGCGATCGTCTCCGCTCGCTGGCGCTTGAACGCGTCCTCCGCCGCCCCGTTCTCGGCTACGCGGACGGCGCGGCGGAGCGCGGGCGAGAAGCCCGCGTCGAGGAGTATCTGACTGACGCGCTGTCGGCTGACGCCGATCTCGGTGCCGATCTCTCCGAGACTCCAGTCGTCTCGCCAGAGTTCGATGATCCTGTTGCGCTGCTCGGGTTTGTGTGTAGGCATGCTTGCAAGCGTAGCGCACTCGGTGCCCGCGTCAAGGGATCGGCGCGCTACCATGCGGGGATGCGTAGGAAGCGTCCTGTCGTCGAGCGCGTGTGGATCGGAGCCCTGGAGAAGGTCCGCCGGGAGGGGCGCTGTCGGCTCTGCCCGGAGGTGTACGGATTGCAGGCGGCTCACACGCTCGCGAGGAAGTACGACGAGGCGTACGAACTGGAGGACGGGTCGTTCGCGATCTTCGTGGATCCCGACGACGTGATCCCGCTCTGCGCTCAGTGTCATCACGACTACGACATGCGCCGCGTGTCGATCCTCGAAGTCCTGACGCTCCCGGAGCAGGCGGCGGCGGTCGCGCACGTCGGCATCCTCCGCGCGCTGCATCGCTTGTCCGCTCAGCGCATCACGCCGACCGCGGGCGACTTCCCGCCAGTAACTTGACAGGCGCATCCCGTGCCCCTATTATGGGGGTATGCAAACGCTCGCCCGGATCCTCCAAGCCCTCCGCTACTCCCCCGAGCAGGACGCCCGCGTCTCCGCTCGCATGCAGGAAGTCCGCGACGAGTACAACGCCATGCTCAAGAGGTAACCCCGGACAGGAGGAATGAATGGCTCGACCGAAGATCCATAGTCACCGGCTCGGAGCGTTGTACGTGAAGCCCGAATGGGCGCTGGCGCTCGACCGGCACGCTGCCGACACCGGTAGCACGATCAGCGCGATCATCCGCGAGGCTCTCGCGGATTACTTCCGCAAGCACAAGATCCAGCCCTGAACGACGCCGACCCGCCGAAGCGGGCCGGTCGTCATCCCCTACCAGGAGGACGCATGAGTAATAGCACGCCAGCCCCGCTCGACTTGCTCGCCGGGCTCTCCGCGCTCGCCGGAGCCGACGACCTGACAGTCGGGAAGGACGGCTTCAACCAGCACTTCAATTACGGCTACATGACCGAAGCGGCTCTGTTCACGGCTGCTCGCGCGGCGCTCGCCGCGGTCGGGTTGTCCGGGACGCTGAGCTTCCCGAGCGGACAGCACGAGACGGTTATGACGTTCGACCGGGACGGCAACGAGCGCCCGCAGATCCTCGCGACCGTGACCGCTGTCCTGACGATCCGCGACGCGCAGGGGCAGGCAGTCGAGTGCTCCGCGTTCGGGCAGGGCATGGATCCCGCCGACAAGGCGTACTACAAAGCGCAGACCGGAGCGGCGAAGTACGCCGTCCAGAAGGCGCTCCTGATCGCGGTCGAGAGCGACGACACCGACGGCGAGGCGCAGGGAGCGGTCGCGACGAGCCGAGCGCGGAGCGGCACCGCGAGCGCCGGAGGCGTCGCGAGCGAGAAGCAACTGAACTTCCTCGCGGCGCTCGTGAAGAAGCACCACCTCGCGACGAGCGACCCGGAGCACATGGCCTGGCGGCTCGCGCGTATGGCCGGGGACCCCGCTCCGGCGTTCGCGTCGATCAGCCGAGCAGTCGCGAGCGACGTCATCGACCGGCTGAACAAGCTCCCCGAGCGCGACGGCGCAGGAGCGACGGTCGTCGAGCGGCTCGTGGCGTGGGAGACAGAGCAAGGGCTCAGCACCGCGACGCCCGGCGAGGACGACGTGCCGTTCACCGACCCGACCGCGCCTCCGCCGGATCCGACCGACCCCGAGCCGGTCAAGCCCGAGGACGCCGACGACGGCATCCCCTTCTGATGGGAGACGACATGAGCCAGATGAGTTTCGGAGATCCCGAGCGCAGCCGCTTCACCGGCGACACGCGCGACGAGCATGTCCACCGCATCGAGCCCGCACGCGAGCCGATGACGATCGAGCCGCCGATCAGCGCGCGGTTCGCCGAGTTCCACCGCGAGAACCCGCGCGTCTACGACGAGCTAGTGCGCCTCGCTCGGCGCGGCAGGCAGGCGGGCCGGACGAAGATGGGCATCAACCAGTTGTTCGAGGTGCTCCGCTGGAACGTGTCGCTCACGACGCGCGGGGAGGACTTCAAGCTGAACAACAACTACGCCCCGCACTACGCCCGGATGATCATGGACCGCGAGCGGGACCTCGCGGGGATCTTCGAGCTTCGCCGCAGCCACGCCGACGAGACGAGGGACGCGTGAGCACAGAGTTCGGACTGATCCCGCAAGGCGGCGTGCTCGACACCACGACCGGCGAGGTGTACCCCTCGATCGCCGACGCTCCGACTCCGGTGCTGACGCGGATCCTGGGGCTCGTGAAGCTCGAAGCGGACCGGCAGGCGGACGCGTTCCGCCTCGCGCACGCCGCGATCGGCAGCGAGCTACTCGGCCGCATGGATCAAGGCGGCGAGTGGACGCTCAGCGCGCCGGGCGTGAAGGTGACGGCTCCGAGCCCGACCGCCGGAACGGAGTCGTGGGACGCGGAGGAACTTGACCGGATCCTCGACACGCTCGTGGAGGAGGGGACGATCAGCCGCGACGCGAAGCTCCGAGCCGTCGAGCAAGTCGTCTCCCTGAAGGTCATCGCTGCGGGCGTGAAGGCGCTGCGGAAGATCCCGGCGGTACGCGACGCGATCGAGCCCGCGCGGCGCGAGAACCCCCCGCCGGATCGCCGCGTGAGGGTCGCAGTAGACCCTAGGAGCCTGACCTAGACCCTGACGCTCCGACCCGTAGGGAATCCGCCTCGCCCCGCCGGCCATCCCCGGAGCGGGCTTCCTACGGCGCGGCTCGACGCGGCGGTGCGGGTCCGCTAGAGTCGCCCGCACCGCACGCCCCGAGAAGGGCATGCGCAGCGCACCGGCCCAGGACTAGCCAGCGCGCTACGACTTCAACTCGACCGGAGCCCCGACGGCTCCAGGAGAAGCTAGATGAGAACGGTACCAGGACAATCCGATGCCCCGTAGAGGCGGGCTCGATTGGGAAGCCGCGAACCGCCGCGAGCGCGTAGCTCCGCGAGCCGAGTCTCCGGTGTACGTCCGCCGGTCCGAGCGGAGCGACCAGTGGCTACTCCGGTACGTCCGCTTCCCGAACCGCTGCGAGGCGTGCGGAGACGAACTCGTGAAAGGCGAACGCGGATGGATGCTCCGAGACGAGGGGGGGTGGCGCTTCCTGCACGAGGCTTGTCGCTGACATCCACCGCGGCAGAGCGCCAGGGGTAGCCGGTAATGCGGGCCACTGGAGAGCCGAAGCACGCCGGGCATATGCGGGGGAGGGGGTAGGGGGAGGGGTCCCTCTCCATGTCCGCGATCAAGCACTAGACGGAGACGCTTGCATGCAAGCAACGAGAGAGAATCCTTCGAGGACGGGAGTGGAGATGGCAACGGACGCGCGAGAGTACAACGACGACTTGGCGAAGATCCAGCGCCTCGTCGGGACGATCAGCGGCGAAGCGCGATACGAAATCATCGACGCGCTCGACGAGGATCACGACGGCGTGTTCGCCCTCGCGTCGAGTATCGCGAGCAACCAGAACCTCACGTCGAAGGTCGGCGTGTTCATCGCCGCGATCCGCAAAGGCGAGCACCGCGGCGCGAGCGAAGGCGGGCCGATGCGCCTGTCCCCGGCGGACGCGTTCCGCGGCTTCTTCGACGAGTACCGCGAGTGGCTCCTCGACGTCTGCGACGTAGACGAGAACCGCGCGATCGAGTGGGCGCTCGACTACGCCGCCGGATCGATGAGCGCGCGCAGTCCCACGATCGACGGACGCCAGGTACGCATCGCAGCGTTCGCCCGCGACCAGACAGTGCAGACCCTGGAGGACGACAAGCGCGCTGAGCTCGGCCGCGCTCGGCCGGTGACGACCGGCGACGAGGCGACGCGCATGCGAGGCGAGTGGTCGCTGATCGGGCTCTGCCTGCACGACGAGGAGATCAGCGCGATGCACCGCTGCCTCATGGAGCAATGCGCGATCCCTCGCGAGCCGAGCCACGACGAAGCTCGCGACGCGCGGGCGGCGCTCGTCGAGGAGATCCGCGCGCGTAGCGTGAAGCCTCGCCCGCTGCCCGGCCCGATGGGAGAAGCACTGATGCAGACAATCGCCTCCCTCGCTACTTGACAGGCGCACCGCGTGCCCCTATTATGGGGGTATGCAAACGTCCTACCAGGGAGACAACATGCAGACCCCGACCACCGCACACCGCGCGGGCCGGATGCTCGAAGGGCTCCTCGCCTCGAAGAACAAGAACGCGCGCCTCGTCCTCACCGTCGATCTCATCGGCGCGGAGAAGCGGTACCACCAGACGTTCCAGGTCAAGACGTGGACGGGACGCGACGGCACCCCGATGCTCAGCGTCGATGTAAAGGGAGCCTGGCCGCGGCAGAAGGTCCTCTACCGGAACCTCATCACCGGCGCGACCTCGATCGCTCGGGAGTCGAAGGACGACACGCTCCTCGCGTACGCCGGTCGCGCAGCCCTCGGCTTCGCGTACACCGGCGAGACGCCGACCGCCCCGAACGGCACCGTCGAGATCCACGAAGAGAGCGTCTGCGGATGCTGCGGACGCGAGCTTACGGACCCGGTGTCGATCGAGCGCGGCATCGGCCCGGACTGCTACGGCAAGCAGACCGGCACGACGACGATCACCGCGAAGGCGAAGCGCGACCGCGCACGGCGCGCGAACGACAAGATCGCCGACGAACTCGAAGCAGCCGCCTCCACCGTCCGCGAGGTGATCGCGTGAACACCGACACGATCACCCGCCGCTACTTCGATATCCGCCCGGAGGCTCACAAGAAGATGCGTTGCGCGAAGTGCCGCGGCTTCCTGCTCGAAGGCGAAGCCGCCGTGACCGTCACCGGCCCGGGCTGGACGCACGCCGAGCACGACGACCCGTGCCCGGCCCTCGCGCCGATGCAGAACCCCGACCGCCGAGTAGTCCAATGACCAGGAGGAACCGCATGGACGACCGACCTTTGCGTCTCGTCGGCTCGCCGCTCGTCGAGGACGCCTACGGGCTCCGCGACGCGACCGAGCCCGACGACCAGACCGACGAATGGAAGCAAGGCTGGCGAGCCTGCCGCGAGATGCTCGGAGAGGAATGGGCGGTCTGGTACGCGAGAGGCGTCGCCGCCCGAGACGACGAGTCGCCCGCCGGAGGCAGCGTCGTGATCGCGTTCGGGATCCTCGCGCTCGTCGGGTTCATCGTCGGGTTCCTCCTCGCGGTGGCGATCTTCGCATGACGCTGATCCCCGCACGCGAAGGCTGGGAGCTATCCCGAGAGAAGCGCCGCGTCCGCAGCGAGCTACGCACCCACGTGCAGCACGGCGGCTCGCTCGCTCTGCTCCTCACGCTCCGGCACCACGAGGAGCTAGACGCCGTGCCCGTCGAGAAGCTCCTCCGCTGGATCCCCGGCGTCGGCGCGACCCGCGCGCGACGCCTCCTCCTCGGCCTGCCCGCCGCCGCTCGCCTCGGCGAACTGAACCCCGCCGAGTACGCCGCGCTCGTCAGACGCGTCCGCGAACTCGAACTCCGCCTCATCACCAGCCAGTTCCACAACCCGAAGGGATAAGCGTGCCGACGAGCTACACGATCCTCACGTACGACCACGACGAGACAGGCGACCTGTACCGCGAAGTCGGAGTGCAGACCGCCGCGAACCCGAGCGCCGCGCTCCGCGCACACTTCAACCAGAACGACACCGAAGCAGGCGACGAGTTCGTCATCGTGCCGACCAGCAACATGCATCGCCTCACCGCCGTCGTCGAGACGCGACGGCAACTCACACTCACGGAGGGAACATGATCCGCAAGCCGCTCCTGATCCTCGGAGGCGTCCTCGCCTCCCTCGCCGCGACCGTTACCCCCGCGGCGGCTCACACCGGATCGGTCGAGTGCGACGCGACCGGCGTGGTGTTCCACTACAACGCGAACTTCGAGCGCGACACGTACGTCACCGAGAACGTCGGAGACGCTCAGCGCCTCGTCCTCGTCCGCGCGCACCAGTCCGGCGGCGACACGTGGCTCGGC